AAAACCAGGAAAATAACTTTAAAACCGGTACAAACTTCAACAGTTAGGTCTGAAGCTACACAAGGACTCTTTATACTCTCTCCTTGGTTCAAGAGTTTAAAGGGGGTATCACCGCAGTTACTCCTCCCTTGTAAAGTGACCAAATCTAATGAAAGACTCAACCCATTGTTTGTAGCTTATACCAGGCACACAAGACAAACCATCACACCTAGTAGTGAAGTAAAAGCCAGGACTGACTCTATAACAACGATGACATCGACCTATCAACTTAGCACGTCTACGTCGTGCGTAACTTGAAGATCCAGAATAAAGACTAGTTGGCCCTGCCTTAAGGGCAATTAAAATACACAAATCTAAAGGCAACATTTTATTCATCTTTAAAGAACATAAGTGAAGCAAGATAGCAATGCGTTTGTACCCAATCATGGTCACTTCTTGGCGTGATTGAAATTTCTAGAAATCTCTGGGCCTAAAGTGCCGCCTGTGACTTCAGTGTTCAGATTGGAGTAGATCTCATTCCTGTTTGATCGATCAAGAGCTAGACGCTTGTATGTATTGTGGGCGATCTTCTCACTTGAGGTCGGCTTCCTTATTAATCCTTCAGCTGGTTGAATGGCAGCTGGATTCTCAACATATTCGAAACAATCGAAAGCAGCATATCGATCGTCCCATTTGAAGCCCATTGCGACCCAATCAGAAGGTGGGGCTTTATGAGTTAACATGAAGTTCCAAGTAATGGGAGCATAAAGGCGGCACACCCTCCTCAGGGTGTTGTCATCCTTGCGTAAGGCTGCTAAGACTGAATCAGATAGTATAGATCCGCCCTTCCAATCGAAGGTGCCACTTGAATCCATAAAGCTCGAAGAGCTTACATCCTTGCAGTAAATGGCAACTTGTAGCAGCACTTCAGCCACATGTTCTGTTGGGACTCCAAGACCTTCTAAAGTGATTTGCACTTTGGCCATTTCCTCAGCTGTGGCCATGTTATTAGAGATCTTCTTTGGCACAATTCTACTCAGTTGATCAATTGACCATTTGCCATATATGTGAGTGTGCTTATCAGAATTAAAGGTGGATTGTTTTAACTCTGGCCTACCCAACTCAAAACCTGGATTGGTTATTTCTGAGGCACTCTGGGTTTTTCTCAAGAAAGCGCGCAAATCATCCAATCTCTTTTGCAACTCAGCATCTATATCGGGTAGAGCTGTGCCATCCGGAGCTTTTGGGACCGATGTCTTCGTTTTTTCAGCCATCTCACTATCAACTAGTTTATTTAAATCAAACACAGACTCCATAACCTAAGAGCAATCAATTACTTCAAACCACAAGAAAGTAATTCCCTCTGTTCTCTAACCAAGTTGGCTAAATCAGAATTGACAGGACAGTTGGAAATTGAAAAAGACTCACCAGTTATATACAACACACAACTAGAACTTAGGTAATTATAAAAACCTAGACTTATTAAAGCTAGTATTAATGTGCTGAGAATTATGACAAATGCAGTGACTCCTGCCGCAAACATGACAGTTCAAATTCTTCCTTGATGAGAGGCAAAGGATAAGGAGACCCAGGAGGAGGCTGCTTAAGAAAGCTTCCAACTTTCCAAAACCAAAACCGCTCGAAGTTGGTATGCTTGGTCTGTGGTAGATGGCTGACTTTGTCCCGTCCCTATAGCAGCCGCCAAAAGGGAACCTGTGTTGACTATCACCTGCCACGGGGTATGTATACCTGTTTAAAGCCCAAACTACTAAACTCAAACCTATACCAACAGCCAAAGCTAGAAAAGATTTAGTATGGTCTGGGGGTGGGCTCAGAGGCATTGTTCAATTTTGGGGTAATCAGCATTAGGACATAAAATTTTAAGCTTTTCAGAATGCCTAGTGAGGCAAATCAAGTGTTTGCTTTTGTTGCTTAAGTTAATGACACCGGAAGTAACAAAAGTCACAACCTTAAAAGTTTCACCCTGAAATTCGCAAGGCAGCAAAAATTCAACAGCGTGTCTATTCAGCAAAGAGGCAACTTCAGACTCAAAGCAAATGACTGTACCTTCCAGTTCCCCTTTGAAAATATCCTCTACAACCACCAAATCTTCCTTCGATGATTCAATTTTGAAATCCAAGGTATTTAGAATTGAACAGGTACTCTTCCCAAACCTATGGGTGTTAGTAGTTATGAAAGTTGCTGGGAGATTCAGAGGAGTTAAACTTTGCAGTGGATCACCAAACACTGCAAATAATCCAGAAGGAAGATCCTTAAGATTTTGATACTCGTCAAGTACAATAAACTTCCCTTTTGGCAACTCCGTAGGCAATTTTTCAATCCTCCTCCCTGTCAAATTGGGTGGGTCAGCTCTAACAGTAGAGTATGCAATAAATGAATCACTGGATGCTAACAATTCTCGAATCAATGTAGTTTTTCCAGCTCCTGGGACACAATTAACGACAATTGGATCCCCAAGTTTGTGGCCTAGTCGAGTAAAGTTATACTTGCTCAACAGAGTCAACAATTCATTCATTTTCAACTAGGCCTCAACACCTAAAGGATTACTCGAGGCTCTCATAAAGAGCCTTCACCTCTGATTTCAGAAGATGCTTGTACTTAATGATTGTTCTTACACAACTGTAATAAGCACTGATTTCTTCTTCATCCATTTTTTGAGTAACCTTTTCTCCCATTTTGTATGCATAAGACACCTCTATGGCGTAGCTGTCTATGCAATTATGAAGATTATTTGTTTCTTTGGCTATGCACATCCTCTCAAATACCAATTGAGGTTTCTTGTAGATTCCATCTGGACTTAAATGCCAACCACAGAAAGTTGGTTTGGAGGTATGTTGAACCTTTGCTTTCAATTTAATTTTCTTCAGAAATCCTTCATGCTCTTTTTTAATGACCAATCTCTTGGATGAACACATGTCATCTCCAGCGAAACATATGTATTCATTACCTTTAATCTCATATCTTAGGAAAGTAAAAAGCATGTTAGCCAGAGTGTTGAAAAGAAATGTGCTGGCTTCTCCAGTAAACCTCATTATCGCAAAGCCTCCTAATTTGGAACCCAAGTGAGTCTTAATGTAGGTGTAATCTTGAATCAAATCATTTGGCAGGCCCAAGTACTTCATCAACTCTAGCTCAAAGGCTACTATGTACTGATCTTGCGAGGCATCAAAAGCTTCATAATCAGATTCCGTACACACCCCATTGAACTGCCCTTTAAGAACCCATTCATTGAGTTGTTCCAGGCTCTTCCCAGAATGGATGTAATATCGAGCTGGGAGAACTTCATGCAATTTCTTCTCAATATACCTCATATATGGAGCAAATCTGCAGAGAACAGAATGCTGAAAGCAGGCAATACTCTGGGCTGCCTTAGCAGACCTGAATCTATTGTCAAACTTAGTACAAATTTGACTTTTTGAGAAAACTTGTACAATATCTGCTAACCAATCTCTGCAGGACCTTATGTTGTGATTCTCAATTGTCGCGGCAGACTTGGACGTCTTTTTGTCAAAGAAATCCTGCCTAGCCTGCTCCATCATCTGAGTGTTGTGGGTTCGTTTTAAAGGGATCTTCTTAAGGAACTCTTGGAGAAGGTAGCGACCAAAAAGTTTGGCTTGATTTAGCTTAGCAGCCTCCACATGCGGCTTTGAAAATCTTAATCTTTTCTTGACAGCCATTATGAAGGTGACAGTGTCATTGGCCCTATGTCTTGGGTAAATAGTCTCAAACCTCTCAGCAGCATTGGTGAGGTGGGTTCCACCCCTTTGCTTGGAATGGTCATCTGTAAATTGGTCTGAGACTATGGTCCCCATCCTTACCTCCCTAAATTCCTTATTCAAGATCTTGTGCACCCATCTCGTTCGAACACCCTCTAATTCATCTCTCGGGAGATGAATCTTGAATTCCTCCACTTGGCTAACAACCTCCTGAAGTTCTTCCACATTAACATCTTCAATTTGAAACAGGTCAATCATGCTTTTCAACCAGGGATCACCAACAAGTTTCTCTTCTCGAATACCTTCATCCTTACCAACGGAGGAGTCAAATCCCTCTTTGAACTCAGGTTTTCCTGGGAGATATTTTTCCAAATCACTCACTTTAGCTCTGCCAGTTAAGAACCTTCCTAAGTACTTCTCCCTGTACATCATGTTAAGACTCTCAATTGAATAGCCTGTAGCATTGACTAAAGCCACATTATTTTTGAATCTACTAAGAGCTGTCAACCACCGCCTTTCTCCAGCACGTTCCGAGATCATGGTTATCAGAATAGTTCCGTAGTGGAAATTCAAACCAGTGCTCTCTCCAAAAGTTAAGACATTTTTGCATTCTGGGTAATAGCTGGAAACTATCTTCTTCTCCTCAAAAGAGCTAACTAAAATCACCTGACCATATTCAAAAGGCAGGAAACTTAATTGCTCCAAATCGTTGTAGATCAAATAAGGGGAGCTTTCTTTATGCATAAGCTCTGGCGCAAATTCACAGGGAAGACGACCAATGAAATTTGGATTTAGAAACCTGTAGCTCTTGACGTTGTATTTGTACACACGCCCCTTCAGTAGAGCGTCTACATTGGTGGTGATGTTCCCCAAAACGGCCCTGTCTTTTTCATTATCATAATCGCTCTGGCATGGGTCACCCAGTACAATTAGGTGAAAATCCACTTCAGCTAAGTAGAAAATCAAGTCCAAATATCCGCTAGGGAACAATTGAATTTCATCCAAGAAGACTAGCTGTCCTTTCTTTAGCTTATTCACCCTAAGCAGGAACTTCTCGAAAGTCTCAAAAAACCAGTTTTGCTGCCCTCTCATGCTTCTAGCTTTCTTATCCTTGCCAAAATTGAGATCACTCTTGACTTCTTCTAATAGAGATCTTCGTGGTGACACGAAGTCAAAAGTTTTGCCCCTAGCTTTTGACATTAACCGCCTAAAGAGGCTACTTTTACCCACACCAAAAGTGCCTAAGACAGCATGCACCTTGTGCGTGAAGTCCTCACTCGAGGCTGCATCACTTTGGCTTTCTCTCTTTTTTAAGAGATGCTCCCTCTCATTGTACAATTCTGAAAGTATAACCCCAGTGCTCCCATCATGCATGCAATCAGCTAGCAGGTTGGCCCTTGAGATTTTAGCCCTGAAATCTAACACTGAACCAATGGTCTCGATTTGCATTAAGACTCCCCTCTCAAAGGAATCATCTTCTTTAAGGCCTGATGAGATGATGCAACCAACCTGATTTACCTTACGACTAAGGTAACTCAAATGATTATTTTCTAACTTAAAGCATGCACAGCAGTTTCCATCAGGATTTAAGATTAAGTCTTTGTCACCAAAAGACACAAGGGCTTTAATAGAAAACACTCTGAAGATGCTTTCAAGATCTTCAACCCTGACACCTTGTCCACACATTACACTTTCAGCTAAATCCTGATAATCAGGTCTTTTAAGCACCTCTATTACATCACCCTCTGTTCGACTCAAAGCTTCTGCCACTGCGCTCACAACACACAGGTTCTTCAAATGCAATTCCTCAACTTCGCCCTTACCTACAAACACAGTTAAACTATGTTCAAAGGTGAGTGAACTTGACTTCCTCAAATAATTCACTTTAAAAGTGCCAAGGTCAGATTCAGCTACAACTTCCAATCGGAGCTTAAATAAGGTAGCCACTTTTTCAAATAAGAGCTTGAGAGCCTCCCCTGAATTGAGGTCAAGAGTATGAATGTTTAACTTTTGATCAGCGAGCCTCTCTAGTACCTTTGAGTGGTCAAAGCCAATTTTGAAAGCAATAGCTTCAGGAATACTTGAGTAGGTCCGCAAGGTTCTGTACCCTTGCAAATCCTTCACAGGCCAGCTTACTAACTCATTAACTTCGTTTTGTGGGGGCCTTACAGTGGGGACGCTCTCAAGGATGTACTCTTCACTCTCAAACCCTAGATTAGAGTCAGAGTCCAAAGTTTGCATCGAATCCTCTTCATTGTCAATGTGGCACTCAGCTTCCCCAGTTAATCCTAATAACAGCTCCTCAACCTTTCTGGTACCAAGGTTTTCCAAACCAAAGGCTTCAAGAACGCCTTCAGTCAGCAGGATGCCCTCCTCTTTACCTTTGGCACTCTGCCCACTTGCTGCATTGAGCAGGTTTCCTTTTCCGGTTAATTCCTTAGAATCCCAGCGTTGTTGGAGTTTTGAATTGCACTTTATTAGTTCAGAGGTAACAGAGGCCCACAAGCAGGAATTTGGAAAGCTATGCTTTGGGGACTCTTCAAAGTTGCTAATGAACCTGGTATTTTTCCTCCAGCTAGCTCTAGTTAAAAACCACTCCAAACCAGTGGCAATTTTTGTGGCCTCCTTTATTAAAGTGGCCTTCACCTTTCCCAGGACCTTCTTTTGAAAGCTGTGCTCCCTAACAATACTCCAGTTAACAACAATTGAGCTGGTTTCAGTACAACTCTTGATAATTTGATTGATCTGCCCTATTGTTAATGCGTCGGTACAATCAAGAGGAAGTGCATCCATGACTCTTTTAGCAAAGCATTTGAGCAAACAATCAGGTGAGGGCAACTCGAGAGTGAAACGCCCTGACCCTTCAGTGAGTGGAACCATCCCAACGTATGGTGATGAAAATTGATGCAGATTTGGGATCAGGCTAGATCCAGCACCTGTGTGCTTTCCATTATATAAGCTCTCCAAATCCCTGACAATATCAACATCCTCTGTAGGTTGGAATTCAGACCAGAAATTAAAGTCCAATTGGAAAGTTAGATCAATGTGATGCAATTTTTTTGTGAAACTGTAAGGCTTGAGTCTACTGATAAAATCATCAAGACTTAGCTCCTTAACCAACTTCATTTTGTCTGAAACAAACTTCGGTAAAACTGTTTTGTAAACGCGGGTTATGAAAATTTGCAACCTATTTACACTAAGTAAACTATTAACTGTGCCACAATTAATGACCAGATCAGCGAATTCTTGAGTGAATTTAATTTCTTCAGCCGTTGGATCCTGCACGATTTGGCTCAACTTCGCCATGGCGGACTGATGATCTGGTTTCTTAAGAGACCTTAAATACCTATAGAGTTTGGACACAATATCAAAAGAGACTGGAAAAAAAGGTTGATTGAGTGGTGAGAGATCCAAAAGTCCTGAAAAAGACACAGCTTCAAAACGACCAAAAGATCTACAAGTATTAGTGACTGCTGGCCCCTTAGTGATACTAAACAAATGATGAGCAAATTTGCTTGCCAGAAGGTCAACACAATAGACCTGGCCATTAGGTAGTCTAATCTCATTTGTAGTTAGCAAGTAACCACCTCTGAGAGGTTGCTCATACCCTTCGGATCTTTCCCCATCTGGGAAGAAGAGTAATTTGCCATCTTCTATTTCGAAGTGGTAACACCATGGATTTAAACTACGTTTTGCACCCACAAGTAATTCCGGAGGAAACACAACCGTTCCCAATAAGACTTCAGGGTTGATGACCTCTAAAAATGTGATGAGATCTTTCTCTCTCCAATAATGAAGTTCATCATGGAGGAATAGATGCTTAGCCTTGACCCTACTTATGTTTGGAACAAGATCCCTGAGAGTACATTCTGCCAGAGTTGCTTTGTGTCTATCCAACCCTTCAATTGGCGCAGAACTTCTAACCACAAAATCATTTGAATAACGGCACTTATCTTTGCTAGACACATACCTATTCACAACTTGAACTAAATCTAATTTGCTATTCCGACTTTTAAGTAAATTAATTTTACTATTTTTGATACCTACGAAAAAGTATTTATTGTTAATATAATTAGGCAGAACTGTATATAAAAAGTGATTCTCAAGAGTCTTGCAGACTGGATGAGAATGCACTACTGCGGAAAAAGGGCTTAAGTAAATACCAGCGGCACTCAGCTTCTGCTTGGCTTCAGCCTTCAAATAGAAGTTGGCAATTTGGAAGTTAGCTTCCTCTAATTGCTTGTATCCTATAGCGGCTTTGTTAGCAATAGCTGATTGCATTGCTGGTTCGAAACTGGATACAATATCCTCCATGGGGGTCCTGTACGTTAGGGCCATGATGCAATGAAAAGAGTGAGAGTGCTTGCACGGTTATCTCTTGATATTGCTGGATATTGTTGTTGAGTTTTTC